CAGTGAAAGAGAATTTCCCACAATGTTTTGCCCTCGTCCTTAAAAACGAAGGTGGATATGTTGATAACCCTGCCGACCCCGGCGGGGCTACCAATTTAGGCTGCACCAAGGCAACTTGGGAGGCTTGGGTTGGCCATCCCGTGACTAAAGACGACATTAAGGCGTTAATGCCAAAAGACGTCATGCCGTTGTATAAGGCCAAGTATTGGGATACAATTAACGGTGACAATCTGCCGGAAGGCGTAGATTATGCCGTCTTCGATTTTGCCATCAACTCGGGGCCGTCCCGCGCAGCAAAAGCCCTGCAGTCGGTACTCAATACCAATCCAGACGGCCAAATCGGACCCACCACGTTACGCGCTCTTGAAACGGCAAACGCTCGTGAAGTTGCTACAGCGGTATGCGAAGCCCGACTAGCCTTCTTACAATCTCTGTCAACTTATGGTACTTTTGGCAAAGGCTGGTCCCGTCGGGTGTCAGAAGTCGAGCAAACCGCATTTAACATGGTGTAGACATGGATTATAACACCTACGTCCAGCAAATAGCGACAATGGCGGTTGTTCCCACAACGGACACCAACTTCCAGATCATTTTGCCCCAAATGATTAGCTATGCCGAATTGCGGATGCAGCGTGATCTTGACTTCTTGTCAACCCAGATCAGCAATTCGTCTTATTCCTTGACGGCAGGTAGTGGCACTTTAACGATCCCAACGTCTGCCTTTGTGGTCATGGAGACGTTTGAAGTTATTGATGGATCTGGCAGTTCTGCGCCTTTGTTGCCTGTAACAAAGGAATTTATTCAAAATGTATATGGCACGGGATCTACTACCGGCTTGCCACAATACTTTGCCGTTTATGGCGGTGATTCGGCCACAACTGGTCTGACTAGTCAAAATATGATTGTCGGTCCTATTCCTGACCTCAATTACGCTATTCGTTTGACTGGGACTGTTCGCTCTGCGCCGCTTTCGGCTACGAATACCCAAACTTTTATATCCGTATATCTGCCAGATATGTTTATTATGGCGTCTATGATTTATATTTCTGCTTATCAAAGAAACTTTGGCCGGATGAACGACGATCCGCAAATGGCTCAAAGTTACGAAGGCCAATATCAGGCGTTGAAGGCAAGCGCCCTAATTGAAGAAAATAGGAAAAAGTTTGAAGCTTCGGCATGGTCGTCTTATTCGACGGCGCCGGCTGCTACGCCAAATAGGGGATAATCATGCCCCACAATACGATTAAGCTGAAGCCCGGCGTAGAAACCAACACAACACCTGCGTTGAACGAGGCAGCATACTCGTCGTCGTCTTTTATACGGTTTTTGCCAGAGCGTAACGGCTATGGGTTGGCTCAAAAGCTCGGCGGGTGGGTGGCCTACTATGCGTCATCAATCGGTTCCAAAATACGCGCACTTAAAGGTTGGGCAGACCTTAACGCCACGAACCACCTTGGTATTGGTGCCGAATCTTCATTGAGCGTTTTAACAGGCAATAACCTTGTTGATATTACGCCTCAAACGTCTGTAACCAATACCGCGCCCGTGTTTGCTACTACGTCGGGTTCAAATGTTGTAACCGTAACCGATAGCAATATTACAGCATCAGTTTTGGATTACGTTACATATGTCACGCCCGTAACCGTTGGTGGTTTGGTCCTCAACGGTCCTTACAAAATCCAATCGGCTGCGGGTACGCAATATTCAATTTACGCATCGTCTAATGCGACAGCAACCGCCAATACGTCTACCAACACCGTGGGCGGCTCATTTGTTGTAGGCAATACCTATGAGATTGTCTCGGTAGGTTCAACAAGCTTCACATCAATCGGCGCTGCAGCCAATACGGTCGGTGTTATTTTTACGTCCACCGGCGTAGGTTCTGGATCCGGTACGGCGCGTCTTGTTGCAGAATATGCTTTTGCGACAACAAGTGGTTCATCAATTGTAACCACCTATTTTGACAATCACGGGTTTAACGTAGGCGATTCTTTTTATGTTGGCGTATCGACAACAGTTGGTGGCATCCCGCTTTTCGGACTTTATACCGTTCAAAGTGTTTTAACGACTAGCTCGTTTACGTTTGCGGCTGCAAATAGCGCGACGTCTACTGTTGGTCCAACTACGGCTACCGTCATTAATAGCGGGTTGGTGCAATCCACGTTTTACGTTGCCATCGGTCCTCAACCTTTAGGCACGGGCTTTGGCGTCGGCGGTTTTGGTGTGGGTGGATTTGGTGTCGGCACAACGCAGCCAACCGTCCCCGGCACTGCAATTACTGCTACCGATTGGACGATTGACAACTTTGGCCAAGACCTCATTGCCTGTCCCGCAGGTGGAGCAATCTATTACTGGGATCCAAGCGGTCAGCTTCAAAACGCGCAAATTGTTGGCGGTAATGGCCCATTGGTAAACAGCGGCATTTTCGTCGCCATGCCTGAACGCCAAGTTATTGCTTATGGTTCGTCGTTTACCTTGTCGCCTGATCCTATGCTTGTCCGTTGGTCTGACATAGAAGACTTTACCCAATGGGTAGCAACACCAACAAATCAGGCCGGGTCGTATCGCATCCCAACAGGGTCAAAGATTGTTGCAGGTATTCAAGGGCCACAACAGGGTCTTTTATGGACCGACTTAGACCTTTGGGCGATGCAATATATTGGGCCTCCGTTTGTTTACGGGTTTAACAAAATTGGATCAAATTGCGGCGCTATATCAAGGCACTGCACGGGTCAGTTGAACGGCGCTATCTATTGGATGTCGCAAAAGCAGTTCTTTATGTCGATGGGTTCCGGCCCTCAATCTATCCCATGCCCTGTGTGGGACGTGATATTCCAAAACATTAATACGTCATACCTTTATAAAGTTGCTTGCGGCGTAAACAGCCAATTCAACGAGATAACATGGTATTATCCATCCGCTTCATCCACTGAGAACGACAGCTATGTTAAATACAATACGGTTCTCCAACAATGGGACTACGGTTCTCTTGGCCGGACTGCTTGGATTGATCAATCTGTTCTTGGGTCTCCTATTGGTGCTGGGTCTGATAATTACCTGTATCAGCACGAAGTAGGCAACGACGCCGCCAACGGCACACAAACTACCGCCATGCTATCGTCCTTCCAAACGGGTTATTTCCAACTTAATGAGGCCGACAATTTGATCTTNATTGATCAGATCTGGCCCGACATGAAGTGGGGAACGTATTCCGGCAACCCNAATGCCACGGTAAAAATCACATTCTACGTCACCAATTACCCTGGCGATACGCCAGTGGCATATGGCCCTTATACGATGACGCAAGCCACAGAATACATTTCCGTTCGCATTAGAGCGCGTCTTATGGCCTTCAATATATCATCGAGCGATGTTGGTACGTTTTGGCGTTTAGGTGCAATCAGATATCGCTATCAGATTGACGGGAGGTTCTAATGGCATCACTTGACGATATTTTAACCACGCAGAAAAACGGTGTGCAGGGCATCAACGCTCTTAATCACACCACGCAAAATATTGCCGGCACGATCAACACATATGAAATCAGCACCGCCACATATTTTGCAACAACAATCGGTTGGGTGGCTAAGGTAAGCGTTATTGTCGCGGGTTCCACCACTGGAACCATATATGATGCCAATTCTGTTGGAACTGCCGTAACAGGCACACGTCTTGCGATCATCCCTAACACGGTCGGTATTTACACCATTAATATGCCCGTTAATAAAGGTATTGTTATTACCCCAGGCACAGGCATGATTGTTGCCGTATCGTATAGTTGAGGTCGTCATGCCATTAACCCCAGGTAAATCTCAAAAGACGATCAGCCACAACATTAGCGAGATGATCCAAGCCGGTCATCCTCACGATCAAGCTGTTGCAGCGGCATTAGATACGGCCCGTCATACCAAAGCCTTTGGCGGTCCTATGCCTAAATTTATGGAAAAATCTGTTAAACAGCCCAAGATGCCTCGGTTGTTTAGTGGCCCAATTCATAGTCCGGTTGCCGGCCGCACAGATCATCTACCTATGCACGTTCATTCCGGTTCTTACGTTATCCCTGCCGACATTATTTCGGCTATGGGTGAAGGCAATACGATGGCCGGATTTAAGGCTGCTAGAAGGATTTTTGGCGGCACTCCTTACGGCAGATCTGGAAGTGCTTATGGCGCAACTTCTGCACCTTATGGGATGGAAATGCCGCATAAGGCACATGGCGGAGAGGCTCACGCCGTACCAATCGTTGCCGCCGGCGGTGAGTATGTTATTCATCCAAGAGATGTGGTAAGAATCGGAAATGGTAGCCTTGAAAAAGGCCATCAAGAGCTTGATAAGTTTGTGAAAAAAATGCGTCGCAAGACAATTAAGACGTTACAAAAACTTCCTGGTCCAAAAAAGGATTAACAATGGCCGTTGAATTAAAAATCCGAATTGCTGTTCCAGATGATGTCCATGAAATCATGGACCTTGCATTGTCAGCTTGCGATGAAAACGGTTTTGTTGATCCTAATCCAAATAAACTTTTGGCCGAAATTTGGCCAGCTCTTCACCGTGAGCATGGATTAATTGGTGCAATTGGTGAGCCGGAAGGCCCGATTGAAGGTGTTGTTCTTTTGCGCGTTGGCGCAATGTGGTATTCTGACAGACCAGTTTTAGAAGAAAAAGCCATTTTTATTCATCCCGATTACCGTTCGGCCAAAGGTGGCAGGGCGCGTCAATTGTGTGAATTTAGTAAGAAGGTGGCCGATTCTTTGGGTATGCCGCTAATTATTGGTGTTTTGTCCAATCATCGTACTGAAGGCAAAATACGCCTTTACACTCGCCAATTTGGACCACCTAGCGGCGCTTTCTTTTTGTATGGCGCTCATACAGGCCAACATTCTATGACGGAGCACTGAGATGGGTGGTAAAACCTCACAATCAACAAATCAGGTTACTATCCCACCAGAAGTTTTGGCGCGGTATAACTCCGTCAACGCCCAAGCTCAACAAGCTGCTGCAACGCCATTCCAACAATATTCAACTGATCCTAGTGCTTTTGTTGCTCAATTAAACAATCAACAACAGGCCGGTCAGGCAAACGTCAATCAGTACGCCAATGCTGCTCAACCCGCTTACAATGCGGCTTTGCAGGGTACTGCTCAAACTTTCCAAGGCTACAATGCCCCTAACTACGCCGCTGGCGTACAGGGCTACATGAACCCTTATTTGCAAAATGCGATGGGTGCTACAGCATCTCAGTTGCAAAATATCAATCAACAACAACAGCAACAATTGCTTGGCCAAGGCATAAGTCAGGGCGCTTTTGGTGGTGACAGAGGCAAAGTAGCTCAAGCTGCTTTAATGAATCAACAAAACCTAGCGACGGGTAATGTGTTGGCTAATATGGCCAATACTGGCTACCAGTCGGCTGCTCAAAATTATCTTGCCGGTCTTGGCCAACAGGGTGCGCTTGCCAACCAGTTTGGCAATTTAGGTCTTGGCGCTCAAACAGCAGGTCTTGCAGGAGCTCAGGCGCAAATTGGCGCCGGTACGCTTGGACAGCAAACGCAACAAGCCGGCCTTTCTGCTCTTTATAATCAATTTCAACAGCAGCAAGCCTACCCCTTTCAAG